GAGTACCTTCAACAGAAATGCGCTTTTCTTCTTCATACTATTTCCTCTTTTCTCAAGGGTTTGGATTTTTGTTTGTCCCTTGCTTTGATGGCTTTATAGTACCACGTCCGAAAAAGGAGTTATATTGACAAAATGCCCAAAGATAAAACCGGGTCTTTGTGCATATTGTCAAGACCCTGAGATGCCCTATTTTATTGCGTTTGCGGGTTCGGGATCCCCGAAATGCCTGGATTTATTGCGTTTGCGGGGGTTAGTTTTCGGAAAATGCCAAAACCGACAGACCAAAACCGCGGGGCCTGGCTACAATTTCCCCCGAAACGAAATTTTCGAATTCCCTTCTTCTCCTCCCCTTACACCTAAAATTTGATTTTTTCACCAATTCCATATATAATATAATTAAGGTAAAACTATATATATAAGGAGTACGAAAATGACTCAAAACCGCTTAAACCTTAACTGGCAAATCTCCCTCCGCGAAGACCGTGCCGCTTTTATAAAAAACTATATCGAAAACCTCAACTTTACCCCCACCCAAGAAGAACTCACTATGATGGGTAACTATATACTTTGGGGTAAGCTCAAAGAGTCGGATAAGGATGGACCCTCCCGCTTAAAGAATGAAGGGTTATATATTGAGACGAAGAATGGGGATTGGATAGACGACCGCTCTGTAAGCCTCGAAGGTCTGCTTGAGACCCCTGGTTTTTCGGAAAGCGATTTTTCCCACCCCACCTATAAGAAAATTAGGCATACATTTTCGCGTGAGGAAGCTCGTCGCCTTGCGGCGCCCGAAATTCTTTCTGCGCTCGAAGGTCTTTGGAGAAGAATCGACTCAATCGAGTTATTAATCGGCTACTACGAACTCGCGCATGGAAAGAGAAAGACACCTATCCGCAAGGAATTACTCGATCGCTTTAGTGACTCAGAACGCGAATCTATTGAGGCCCGCGCAAACGACACCAAACAATACGCCTACTTGAAGCTTAAACATGAACTTGTTGAACTCCGTAAGCAACAATACGTCTACCAGGACTCCTACAAACAAACAATATTCTCTCGCCCCGTCAATAATTCCATCTACTATAAAGTAGACGAACCGATTGAGTTTGGCTCCGACATTCCCGTCCTTCCCTTCTCAATCCGCTACAACACTCCCCTCTTCAAGAAAATCTTTAACTTCGAGAGATTCCCCGAACCGGACGACTTCAATGAAAAAGAATTGCGCGAGATTTCATCAATTCTTTGGGCGCCCGCGCCTTCAAGCCAAAATAGTTTCGATTTCTCAAATCCCGATCATCTTTATAAACTTTGCGGCTACCTCAAAGAACTCGAAGAAAAAGTCAAAGATGAAGAACTCGGAGAGGATTCTGCGCTTGTCCAATTTTTGAATACTGCGCGAGCCTATATAGAATTGAGCAAACTTGAACCGCTTCATAGAGACCTTTTGGAGTGGAAGATTGAGAAGAAATCGAACGCAGTTATCCAGGGACTCATTAAGGAAAAATACGGACATTCGTACCAGATTAACTATATTTCAACTCTCTACTGTAAGACTTTGGATTCGATTGCGGAGACCGCAAAATTTCATCGTACTGTTTGTGAGAATTTAAGTTTCCCCGAAAACTTTAAAAAGTGTAAGGATTGCGGAAACTCGTTACTTTTAAGTACAAGAGATTGGGTTAAAAGGGCCAGATCAAGAGATGGATTCTCTCCGAGATGTAAGCGTTGCGAGAAGATTAAGAGAGAATCAAAAGGAGGAAAATAATGGAAGATAGACTTTCAACAAAATTTATAAAGGAACTTTCGAAGATTAAAGACCCCATGGTATTTCTTGGGGTTGCGAGAATTCTTAATGTTGACCTTATGGTAGATAAGGACACATCAAAGGACTTTGCGGCCGTCCTCAACGAAGTTATTGATAGTTATAATGGTAGTAATAGAAAGAGACGCAGAGAACTTTTGAAAATATTAGAAAAGTCGAATAGATATAAGGAGGATGTAGGAAGTGGCAATAGTACCCAAAGTTCCGCAGAAGCAATTCCTAACAAAGAAGTGTAATTGTTGCGGCGCCGTCCTTTCCACTGATAATTTCGCTCAGACTCATTCACCTTTCTATCCTGATGGATATCTTCCAGTTTGTAATGGATGCATAGGGGAGCAATTAAAGGACCACGAATTTAGCTGGGACTTTATTGACTCCCTTTGTCAATATGCGGGCATCCCTTTTATCGTAAAGGAATGGACGAGATTGGAGGAGTTGAACGGACAGGAGAATACCTGGCCGGTTTACTGCAAGGTTTTTGCGCAGGACATCTACCAAGAATTTGGTTGGAGTGATTATCAGAAACAATATATTAAGTTAAGACAGGCCGCTCTGTTAGAAGATGAACTCCCACTTATTAACGAAAAGCATATGGAAGACTTGAGGAAGAAGTGGGGCTCGAACTATGATGATGAGGCGCTCAATTATCTCGAAGACCTCTATAAAGGACTTCTTGTTACGCAGAATGTTAATGGTGCGCTCCAAATAGACCAAGCACAGAAGATTTGTAAGTTATCCTATGAGATTGATAGTAGAATCCGTGCGGGAGATAAAGATGTTGATAAGTTTTTATCTTCTTATGACAAGTTGGTAAAGACTGCGGAGTTCACGCCGAAGAATACGAAGAATGCGGTAGATTTTGATTCCTTTGCGGAAGTCGGACATTGGCTTGAGAAGAGAGGAAAGCAGAATAAGTTCTATGATGGCGCGACTCGTGATGTAATTGATGAAACTATCAAGAATATTGAGAATTATAATCAGAGACTTTATCTTAATGAGGGTGGTGTTGGTGATGAAATTACCCAACGTATTAATGCGCTCAAAAATGCAGACAAACTCGAACAAGAAGAAAGTATTTATGGTCTCCAAGAGAATTATAATTTAGACGAATACGACAATGCCGGGTATAACTTCGAAACCAGTGACGAGTTTAATCCCGAAGGTGGTGAAGAAGAAAATGAATGACAAGTTTGCGAACGCTGCGGCGGGCGTCATCAAATTAAGGGATCCAGACGATTCTACTTTTAATAGAACGGAGAGAGTATTTCGTGATGGCATTGAACTCGAAAAAGGAGTTGTAATTACAGAACAATGGTTGGAGAAGAATGAAGATCTTCTCTATGATTGTTGGAATATATTTACTGTATATCCAGATGTATATCTGGATATGATTTTGCCTAAAAATTCCAACTTCTCGCTCTTTCCTTATCAGAGAATCTTTTTGAGAGTATGTATGCGCTATACGCATATTTATATTACTGCGGCTCGTGCTACCTCAAAAACATTCCTCTCTATTTTAGCTAAGTATCTCCAATGCGTTTTCTTGCCAGGCCACGTTGGGTCTATTGTTGCGCCAAACAAATCTCAGGCTGCGAAGATTACGAAACAAAAAGTTCAGGAGATTTGGCGTATTTGGCCTCTTCTTAAAAATGAGCTCGAACTTTACAATGGAGAACCGCACGCTAACTTTGGTAAGGATTATACAGAACTCTACTTTAAAAATGGTTCTAAGTTGAGCGTAGTTGGTGCTCTTGATTCAGACCGTGGTATTCGTACCCATGCAACCCTTATTGATGAGGCACGTGACCAAGACGGTGATGCTATCGCAGAGATTATCCTTCCTCAAATGAACGTATCTCGTCGTACTGCGGCGGGTCTGGTAAATATTAATGAAGCAATCAATACCCAAGTTATTTATGCTACATCTGCGGGAATGAAGTCATCATTTGCGTACGAAGCTTTAATAGATTTCTTTGAAGAGTCTATTATCGACCCCAAACACGCTTTCACTATGGGACTTGATTATAGAATTCCTATGTTGCATGGACTTATTGATGCTGGGCACGTCCGCAACTTGAAGATGTCTCCTTCATATAATGAACAGACATTTGCATCAGAGTATATGGGCGTATGGGCCGGTGGTAGCGAAGAGTCCTGGTTTGATTTTGAGAAGATTTCAAAATACCGCAAGATTAAAAATCCAGAATGGAAACAAAAATTTAGAGGCGACTCAAATGTTTTCTACTTAATATCAGTAGACGTAGGAAGACTTTCCGACCAAACTGTCGCTTGTATATATCGTGTTAATATAAGAGACTTTAAATATTATGCCACAATGGTTAATATTTTTGTACTCGGCCGCCAAGCAGAAACAAAGACATTCGTTCGACAGGCTATCGATTTGAAGAGACTGATTGAGGATTTTCAACCGCGCGAGGTTGTAATCGACTGTAATGGTCTTGGTATTGGTCTTGCGGATGAGATGATCCGTACTCAAACAGACGATATTGGTAATACATATCCGGCTTATGGTTTCTTTAATAATGATGACTATAAGAAAATTCAACCTAAAGATGCGGCTTGTATCTTGTACTCAATGAAGGCTAATGGTCCATTGAACTCAAAGATTCATTCCAATGCATATACTCGTTTGAATAGCGGAATGGTTAGATTCTTGATAACTGAACAAGAAGCACGCTCTGCCTTACTTGCAACTCAGATTGGCGCAAAGATGCCTTTTGAAAAGCGTGTAAAGCGATTAATGCCACATGAACTTACTACTAAATTGTTTGAAGAAATGGCAAACCTTCGTCTGAAACGAAACGGTCTTGATATTGTACTTGAACAAATTAATTCTCGCTTTCCAAAAGACAAGTATTCTGCATTTGCCTATGGCTTATGGAGAATAAAGGAAATTGAAGAAGAAACTTATCAAAAGCATAAAAGACGCGGCATTATCGGTCAGAAAAAGTTGACATTCTATACTGAAGGAGCGTAAAAATGGCTCAAGAAAAAAATAGTAGTATTACTCATATTTTTAGTTTAGATAGTTTCCGTAAAGCTCACCAGGCCATGATTGCGAAGACTAATTCATTATGGTCTAAACGCTTCGGAAATGACGTAACTGTTCGATATAGAGAATATACTCCTGAGGAGATTAATTCAATTATTAACTCCTCTAATATACTCGAGCAGCAAAGACTTTCGCGAAATTATTTCTATAGAGATGGATTTTATAAACGTATAATTTTGTATTATGCGACTCTTTTGACGTATTCGGGTTTACTTATTCCTAATCCAGTAAATGGTAAACCACTCTCCACTCCGCATATCGCCAAGAGATACCAGAATGCATTAGAGTACGTGGATAAGATGAATCTTGCGGAAATAATGACAAAAATGTCCCTTGCCGTTTTAATCGATGGTGTGTACTACGGTATTATTCAAAACTCATCTAAAGATAGTTTTATTTTACTCGATCTACCCACATCATATTGCCGTTCGCGCTATATAGATGTGTATGGAGATGAGGTTGTTGAATTTAACGTTAGTTATTTCGACTCCATTAGTGATTCGCAAGTGCGACAAGAAATTCTCAACACATATCCTAAAATAGTTTCTGACTACTATAAGGGATATAGGGGTGAAAAAAAGAAGAAAAGAACGGAAATCGTTACTCCATGGATGAAACTTCCTACGGATGTAGGTGTTTGTTTTACCTTTGAAGGTCAAACCCCTCTTTTCCTCTCTACTATTCCTGAGACGATTCGCTACGATAAAGCGATAGACAGACAGGAAGACGCAGAACTTGAAGAAATCAAAAAGATTATTGTCCAAAAGATTCCGCACCTTCAAGATGGTACACTTCTGTTTGAACCTGAAGAAGCTGAGGTAATTCATAATGGTACAGTAGGAATGATGAAGGGAAATAAGAACGTTTCAGTTCTTACAACTTATGCAGATGTCGATTCCATAGTCTCAAAGACAACTGCGGATAATGAGGCCTCTTCATTAGAGAAGATGTTACAGAATGTATATGCCAATGCGGGTGTTAGTTCACAGTTGTTTGCTCCATTAGGTGTTCAGGCAATTAAGCTCGCCATTATAAACGACATTTCGCTTATGATGATTTTAGCAAATAAGTACGCGCGCTTTGTATCAAGAGTGGTAAACTCTATATTTGGTAATTCAAATATAACTTTTAAGTATACCATTTTACCTGTCAGTTTGTATAATCAAAGTGATTTTATTACTGATAGTTTTAAGCTTGCGCAAAGCGGTTATAGTTATTTGTTACCTGCTGTCGCAATGGGACTTAGCCAGCGCGAGATTGTTAATATCAAGGATTTGGAGAATGATGTACTTAATCTTCAAGGAAAGCTCGTCCCTCTTTCTTCTGCCTATACTCAGTCAAATGGCAAAGTAGGCGCGCCCGAGAAAAAATTAGAAGATAAGTCAGAAAAAACAATAAAAAATGAAGACGCTATTGACCATCAAGGTCAGGGAGGCTCTGCATGAAGAAAAGTCAAATAGAGTTTCCAGTTAGTATTTATGGTAATGTAGAAAAGTTTAATGACATCTTTTCTAAGGCTAGATGTAGAGTCTTTTATAAGGGAGCAAATAGAAACGGTACTTATATTACTGATGAATTTGCGGAAGAATTAATTTCAACCTTTAAGTACATACCCGTCAAAGGTATTTATGATGGAGAAGACTTTACTGACCATGGAACTGCCCGCTCTGAAGGACAAATTTATGGTATTGTTCCTGAGGCGAATAATTTTGCTTGGGAAAAGCATTTGGATAAAGATGGTGTAGAACGTACTTACGCTTGTACTGATGTTTTATTATTTACAGCGCTTTACCCCGAGGCTAATGACATCGTTTCTAAGTCTCAATCAATGGAATTGTACGAGCCATCACTTTCATACCATATGTCTATTGTGCAGGGCCAGAAGTATGTAGTTTTCGACCACGGTAGGTTTTTAGGACTACAAGTTTTAGGAGATACCGTTGAGCCTTGTTTTGAGGGTGCCTCATTCTTTACATTACAGAAATCTATTGAAGACACTATTCAAAGGATTAAAGAATATAGTAATATAGGAGGAAACTCGGAAATGAAAATTAATTTCAAGCTTTCCGATAGCCAGAAGTACGACGCAATCTGGACATTACTCAACCCTGAGTATAACGAAGAGGGCGGTTGGACATGTTCTTATGCTATAAGCGAGGTCTATGACGATTATGCTCTTGCTTACAACTTAGAAGAAAACTGCTATGAGAGAGTTTATTACACTAAGGATGACTCAATAGATAGCGTTACTATTGACAAGAAGGTAAAGGTATTTGTTGTTGATGTAACTGCTGAAGAGAAGTCTACTCTTGATACCTTGAGAACCCTTAATGGTGATACTTATGAGTTAGTAAATGAGAATTTAACTAACGCAGAGAAAAATGCAACTGATTGTGCAGAATTTAGCACCAAAATTGAAGAGTTAAATAACACAATCGCTACTTTAAATACAGAAGCAGAAAGTTCTCAGGCTAAAATCGCTGAGGTTCAGGCTGAATACGACAAGGCTACCGAACTTAATACTTCACTTACAGAAGAGCTTGAGTCTTTGAAGACTTTTAAGAAGGACATTGAGAACCAGTCAAAAGAGGCTGTAGTTTCTGAGTATAGCGACAAGCTTCCAGAAACAGTATTGGATACTTATAGAGCGAAGTTTGATGACTATACAGTAGAAGACCTCGATATGCACCTTGCTTATGAGTTGAAGAAGAGCGGCGCCGCTGTATTTACGCAACAGGTATCCGGTGGATACATTGAAAAACACGATACACCTCGTACAGGTGTTGAGGAAATTTTAAGTCGTTACAAAATTAAGTAATGGAGGATTAATACAATGGCTTTCAAAAGATTGACTATTGATGGTTATGGCCAGATTGAACTTAACAATGTGGCTTTCCGTCGTGATGGTCGCATTGAGGCTCAGGCTAAGCCCAATGCAACAGATTTCTCAACTGATAAGCTTGAGAATGGTATGCTTTTGGCTGTAGACGGCGTTAAGCGCGAAGTCAAGTATGCTGTTGATGGTTCCCTTCCCGTTGCTCTTAACTACAGTGCTGAGCATATGTATGATGAGAGAGCTGACGGTCTCAAGGATTTCTACCTCAATGGTAAGGATGACTATCTCCCTCGTTTGGGATATCTCGCAGTTGGCGACAAGTTTACAACTAATTGCGTCGGTTACGACAGTGCTGTAGATACCGCTTGGGCTACAGAGGCTGCTTTCGTTAGCGCACTCGGCGCTTACGCTACTTCTCCTCTTTATGGTGGTATCAGTCCTAAGGGCGCTATCCTTATTTCTGCTACCGCTCCTACTGAGGGACCTAAGCTCCGTGTAATTGAAAAGACAACAATGCCTAATGGCACACTTGGCGTTAAGTTCCAAGTGCTTACTGTATAATTAAAGGGGGGTTAATGCTATTATGACTCATGAAGAATTAAAACAGTTAGCCCTTCATGCTGCTAAGGGCACAGTTCCTGCAAATTTTACTGCGCAGGGTGAGAGCGCTGCTGACTATGATGTTAACGCCGCTTTCGTTGACGGACTTAAAGAATTGGCTTCTACTTATACCCAGTTCATGAAGAACCGTTATGACATCTATGAGATCCTTGTTGAGACAATCGATAAGGTTATGCCTAAGAACACAATCGCTGCTCTTTCTCCTTTCGCAGAAGTTCAGGTTGTTGGTCTTGGTCAGAAGGCTATCTTCAAGCAGAAGACAGGCAAGATGCGTGCTAAGAAGTTCCTTACCTACGCTGGTATTAATGGTGTTTATGAGACATTCCGTCTTGATTCAAGCACTTTCGAACTCGGCGGACAGAACGTAGCAATCGGCGGTACTATTGACCTCGCTCGTCTTATGGATGGTGCTGAGTCTCTCGCTGATATTATGGACGTTATCAATACTGCTCTTCAGGATGCAGTTTATGTTAAGGTAACTCAGGCACTCCGTGCTGCTTTCGATGTACAGAGTGTACCTCCTGCTAACCGTAAGTCTACAAATGGCTTCCAGGCTGATAAGATGGTTCAGCTTTTGAACGTTGTTCGTTCTTATGGCAACCCTGTTATCTTCGCACCTGGTGAATTCGTTGCTGCTATGGGTGCAGACGCTATCGTTCCGATTACTACTTATGGTACTCCCGCTGCTGCTGGTATTCAGGGTGTTTACTCTCCTGATGATATTGAGGCTATCCACAGAACTGGATACATCAATATCTTCCGCGGCGCTCCTATCGTTCAGATTCCTTCTTCTTTCGTAGATGAGAACAACGATAAGACCTATGTAGACCCTCAGCTTGCTTACGTTCTTCCTGGCGGTCAGGAGAAGGTAGTTAAGGTAGTTCTTGAAGGACCTACCCTCATTAGAGATTACGAGAATCGTGATGGTTCTATGGAAATCTATGCTGAGAAGAAGATTGGTACTGCTATTCTTACATACTACAACTGGGGTATTTATAAGAATACTGGTATTGCTCAGACATACTACAATCCTTACGAGAACATTTGATAAGTTTTAAACCCACGGGGGAGGGAGATTCCCTCCCCCGTACTTTTTAATTTTAGGAGATAAAAGGAGATTAAAATTATGGCTAAAGTTAATATTACTAGTGCTACTGTTGGGGAAGTAAGTGTTTTTGAACCTTCTATCCCTTTTCGTGTTTCATGGCCCGCTAAGGGCAGTACTCGTCCTGTTGAACAGGAAATTGTAGAGCAGTTGCTCTATACACCTGGATTTAAGTATATGATTGATACAGGTATGCTTTATATTGAAGATATGGAGCAGAAGAAGGAACTTGGCATTGAACCTGAGGATGCAACAGAACCGGTTAATGTTATTGTTCTTACAGATGCAGTCAAGAATAAATACATGAAGATGTATGCTCTTGATAAGTTTAAGACAGAAATTAAAAAGCTTTCTCGCGAACAGATTGTCGACCTTGCGGATTATGCAATCGAAAAGGAAATTGCTGATTTCGACAAGAGCGCAGTCATCGAGAAACTTTGTGGTAAAAATATAATTAAGGGAATTCAGTTGGCAAAGCAGAACAAGGAGGGATAATATGACCTCTTTTGACACGGTATATACTGCGTTCTTATCTAAAATTTTAGATGATGAATGGGATACATGGACAGAGGAAGAGATAGAGCAAGATCTCTTCACTCTGCTCCAAGCCGCGGTGGTACGTTTCAAATTTCCACGAGTATCGTTGGAATATACAGAAGAAGGTTTTACCGATGACCTTACAAATGACGAAGTACAGATATTGGCCGTTTACATGAAGTGTGAGTGGCTCAATAGAACTATCTTAACTTGGGAGAACGTTAAGCCTCTGTATGAGGAACGAGATTTTTCACAAGCAAATTTATTGGATAAGTTCAATAAGATGCTTGCGGCAGAGCAGACTCATGCTAAACAGCTTGAAGCAATTTATTACCGCTCTGTAAATAAAAAGCCGTTTGATTATACACGCTTGGCGCAACAAAGTGAATGATAAAGGAAGTACAAGAGGGCTATAAGAATAGATTAAAGAATAAACTGTTTGGTTTATTATGCGAATTCGAGAAGAATGGTGAGTGGCTACCTTTTCTTGATGCTATCGAAATCGAATTAGCGGGCATGCCCGAGGAAAAACAATCTATTAATTATCTAACCCTTTGCCACAAAGTCGCTATGCTTCGTTATTTAAGATATGAGTACTTCAGAAAGACAATCTTTGATTGTATGAATTTGTTATCGAAAGGTGATGAAGATGGAGTATTATGATATTTATAAAAATAGAATAGATCGGTATGGAACAGACCATCAATCTCGTATGCAAGCTAAGCGCGAGGAAGAGTTTAAGCGCTATTTAGCTAAAAGTGTATATAGAGTTACATTCACTTATGAAGATGAAGAGCACGTTGGTAGCTTTGAGAGATATAAACAAGATGATACACAGACTTTACAATATCTTTTAACAGATATTCACCTTAATATTCCAAGTGGAACAATTTTAGAGATACCGAATAAAGACGGTGAACTCAAGCCTTGGATGATTTATTGGCTAGAGAATATCAAAGCTAGTGGATACAATCGCTACGTAATGTTGAAGATGAGTCATTTTATTTCTTGGACTGCGCGCGACGGCTCTGTACAGACATCGTGGACTTATATGTACGGACAAGAGGATAACATGCTCAAGGACGAACTTAAGTCTAGAAGTAGAATGGATACTCTTTATACAGAAAATTTGAAGTCGAGTTTCTTAGTTATGCCAACTACTCCTTTTATCAGAAAGGATGATTATATTGTTATAGGTAAAGAACCGCTTCAGGAACAATATAGAGTTACAGGTTATGATATTCAGTCCACAGAAGGCGTAGAATATGTAACTATTGACCCTATATATAAATATGACCTTACACCCGCGCCAGAGCAGCAACCGACAGATGATCCTGCGGACTTTTTCTGGTTGAATGGTGGACAAAGCTAATGAAGATTAAGGTGGACTTGAAAAATGGTAAGAAATTTAAGAGAACTTGGTCCCAATCTTCAAAAGATTATAAATCGTTTGCAATCTAATCAAAAATTATTAAAACTTCTTTACTATAATGATAAAGACCCTTTATCACAGCCAGATTTGACTCCCGAGCAGATTCAAAAGGAAGTTTTTGATAAGTTGATTAAGATAGTTCCTCGTATTGGACCAAAAGAAACTGCAAACAGTCTTATTTCTTTGCGTGTGGTTAATGGAAGGACCAATAGTAGTAATACTGAATTCAAAGATATCATGCTCGCTATTGAAGTTTTTGTTCCATTAACTCAGTGGGCTATAAAAGATACAAATTTAAGACCTTTCAGTATAATGGGTGAAATTCAAGAAAGTTTAAATGGAAAAGTCGTTAATGGTTTAGGTAAAATCCAGGGCGGAGATTTTGCACTTAATTTCTTAACAGAAGAAATTTCTTGTTATGAAATGACATTCGACTTTATAGAGTATGAGTAATCTTAATTTTCTTTTTGGTTATCCAGAGGAATTTAAAAATCTATGTATGGTCTATCCGCCTAAAGTGCGTGATACATTTAATAAGAAATTTTCTTTATATTCTCAGATTTTAACTATCTCACAAGAAGAAATAGAAGATGAATATACAGAAAGAAAGTTGGATATTAAAGAATTACTTACTCCATTTGAATACTTATTAAATAGCGCGTACAACGACCAAGAATTTAAACGCTATATAGAAGAAGCCTTTATGTTTTTTATTCACGAACCAGTAACATTTCTTTTTGAACAAAAAGAAATTGTAATTGGTGAAATATCTGAAATTAAAAGTATTGAGGAATTAAGACTTTTAACAGAAGAAGATTATTTTGATTTTCAGAATTTAATCCGAGAGGCTTTAGGTAGAGATACTGTTGAACCGCCAAATCCCAATGAGGACCCGCGCATTAAAGCAATTAAGGCTAAGGCGCGCTATCGTGATAAGATAAAAGCAAAATCAAATAAAGGAATTACTTTAAAAACAACTTTATCATCAATTTGCTGTATGGGAATTGGTATAACCCCACTTAATATTGGAGAGTTAAGCTATGCGGTTATTCCGGTTTTATTAAGCACTTATCAAGCGAAAGAAAAATATTCACTTGATATTGATAGTTTATTAGCCGGCGCAGATGCTAAAAAAGTTAAACCTGAATATTGGATTAGGAATCTAGATTAATTAGGAGGAAAAAATCTAATGGCTAGTATATTAGACAAGTATGGTATCAAAGAAGTCGCAGACGTAATGTTCTACGAGATTGATAAAAACGGTCAGCCTTCTACACCTGTTCTTTATCTTGATACCCTCAAGGTTTCAACCATCGAGCAGACAGCCGAGGAAGCTGAGGCTAAGGGTGGTAAGGGTAATGCTACTCTTATCTCTTGGGACTATGGTAAGGATATTACCGTTACTCTTGAGGATGCTCTTTTCTCTGCTAAGTCAATGGCTATTATGTTCGGTAATGGTACAGTTGCACCTGAGAGCACATTGAAGAAGACCATTTCTTGGAGAGCTTCTGCTACACAGACTGCTGTTCCTTCAACATGGGAAGGTCCTCAGGGTAAGATCTTTGCAGTTCCTACACAGGGTGTCGTAACCTATAATGCTGCTGGTACTTCTGTTACAACATTTACCGAAGGTGAGGTATACTACTCAACATTCGACATGGGAATTACTGGTGGCACAATCGATGTTTCCGCTAACTCTTTCCCTGGCACTTACTATGTAACTGGCGATACTTATGCTCGTTCAGAAATCAACGGTAAAGACGAGTTCTTCCAGTTCATCATCCCTAAGGCAAAGGTTAAGTCTGAAAACACAATTACTCTCGAGGCAGAGGGTGACCCTTCAGTATTCAATCTTAGCCTCCACGTTCTCCGTCCTGCCGGCGGTGGCGCTATGATGAAAGA